TTTCAATACAAGGATTCCCTGTGAATGTTGGTCTCGCTGGAACCTTCCCATATCTCTCAAAATTTGCAGCTAATTTTGAACAGTATAAACTTAAGGGTTTGGCCTTTGAATTTGTATCATCTACATCGGCATATAACGCGTCTTCAGCAATGGGGACTATTATTTTTGCCATGGAGTACAATGCAACCGCCGCGCCATACGCTGATAAACAATCCATGGAGAACTCGGATTTTGCGATTTCCACTAGGTTTGATAAGTGTATGGTGTATGGCGTCGAGTGCAAGGATCAAGCTCAAGGTCAGTTTTATGTTAGGACAGTTGACCAGACGTCTTTAACACCATTGAACTTGACAGATATTGGTGTATTTTATGTGGCTACTTCTACCGCGTCTACATTCCCACCTGATTCCATAATTGGAGAATTGTGGGTGACGTATCATGTAGAATTATCTAAACCTATATTCACGTCTCCATCATATGGTTATGCTAGATTGTCTACAATTTCGAATAACACATTTTCACCCTCTACAGTAAAAGCCCCGTTATTGAATAATAATAGTGGTACTAGTGCTACTAATTACGTAGAGCCAATAGGACGTGGATCCTTGATCCTGTCTGACATACGTGAAGCACCCTTGTATCTGTTTCAAAATCAAGTCGCTTATACACCGTCCGCATCCGGTCAAGCTTCGTTAGTTTCATTGTTTAATGCTAAAATCGGAGATGTTTTCTTGTTGACATTTACAGCTAGTATCGTTACGGCTGCTGCGATTGATGTTAACTTGTTAGTGTCGACGAACACTAGTGGAACTTTAGAGGTTGATGATCGATGTGTTCTCTTACCTGATGTGTTGAGTAATGTGTCTGGGACACCGGCTGCTCCAGTTGGAAGTCTTATTTCACACACAACTGTTAGTGAACAGTCACCTGGATACTTAACACAAATCGTTTTTTCCGCGTATGTCCGAGTTAGAATTAATAGCGTGTCTGAGGGTCACCCAGTATTATATCTTTATTATGATATCAATGGATTTACACCATCAGCATATGCATCTAACATTGTATTGACATTCGTTGGATCAAACGGTCAATCATTTTAGGAATTATGAGGATATATAGTTGTGAATCTATTCAAAATCTCATTATGGGAGGTACGCCATAATTATAGACTATAGTAGTTGTACCGCTACTTTTTGACGCCAGTTGGGCGAAGCGTTGAATACAGAATTATTTTATAGCAAGTGATAGCTTGATCGTAAGGATAATGGAGTGCTGAGGGTAATACCTGCGCATAGATGTAATGTCTACGGATGGGTGCGTTGGACGAGTCCTAGGGGTGATAGCCCTAACATTGGCCATTAAAATACCAGATTATGGAGGTCGCGCTTAGTGACATAGAGGAAGTGTCTGGAGGTTGTAAAAATAATACTCTATGAGTTATTATGCCAATGGGGATAGTTATTGTGGTAAAGCCATCGTCGAGATTAAGTCTCTGACAGCTTGACAGCGGAACCCACATTGAAGTGTATCGGTGAAAGCGAGTGCCACTCTCGAGTTGCAATCGGTACATACCGGCTAAACCATTCTGAAACGAGTAATCGAGTGAAGTGATGTTCTATAAAGTATGGGAGGAATTGGGATTGGTGCCGTATGACATGTTTAGTAATGGACTAATGGCACAAGCAGCTTAAACTATGCAATCAAATAAGAGAATGACCTGCCAGCTGCGAAGTGGTACCGGTGTTAAACCGATGAAAAAAGGGAGAATCGAGAGGAGCGCCAGTGATCTTAAGATTAATGATGGTGAAAACGGGAAGGTTAATGAACATTTCGGCAGTGCTTGCTTATCAGGCCTGTCATGCGTTTCAAACCGGCATTTTCATTACCATCGTAAAGAAAAGAAAACGGGGGCTGAGAGGAGGGTGGCTGAAGGCAAAGCGAAACGGGGTAAGAGCAGGTTAGATCCTGATCGTTTTGTCATGTGTGTATATTGTATCTGTGAGGAAGGTGAACGCATTGTGCGGTGTGATTTGTCTGAGCATTACCATTCTATGTCAGACCATACATTGACTGAGTGCAGTACGTGTCATAGAAGTAACAGTGTACGCAACAAAGAGAGAGTGAGTCCAAGCGTTGATGATGTTAGTGCTATGGGCTTAGAGGAATGGAGTTCTAAAAACAACGGAGAGTCTATCGTCGACATGCCCATTGAAGATGATGCATTCTCCGGAATAAGTTGGGGCGTGGAGGAACAGGAAATAGTTTATACTATACCCACACCTGATACTGAAGAGGAAGATAGGACTCCAGGGACGGAGACAGAGATTTCAGAAAGGTCGGCGGAAGTGAGCAGTAAGGAAATTGACGAGCCAGTAAACGTTAAGAGTAATGAAAATACTACAACTGCCTTGACCTTTTGTGATTTACGGGGGTTTGAGTTGTCATGTTCTATAGAGGAGGCACGACTCTACACCAATGTAAAACCAGATGCAGAATGGTTGACTTTTTTATTGCGTAAAGTTTATAATCGCGAAGAATTGTACGATCGAAACTACACCGGGTTGCATATTGTTAGAGAAGAGCGGCATTTCCTGCTTGTTTTTGGATTTACTTTTAATGGACCAACTAGTAACAGTCGTATGTATTATAATATACTCGACAAATGTTATCAGAGTTATACTGAGGTTCGAGTATTTCCGTCCATTGTACGCGCTGTATTTTTGAAGTACAGTCCGAGTACTAGAATAACAAGTATTAATGGAACAGAATTTCAAGCACTAGCATTTCAATTCATTCAAGCCACTTATCCTCGCTTTTATGATATGTGTGGTTCTCCCGAATGGAGAGAAGTGTTAGTTGATTCGGTCTTAGTAGCCTTGAATGTTATAATAGTGTATCGCCATAGAGCGAGCATTGTTAGTCATTCATCGCTAAACTAAGACCGTCTCCACCACCGTTCCGACAATTTGAGCCCGTTGTTGGGGTGCAACGGGCTCAACCTACAAGGATTTTAACCGAGAGTTGTAAAGTTAACAAACCATTCTTGTTCAATGACTATTTCATATGTGTATCAGGTCATGAGTTTTTCGTAGACGGAGAATTACTGTTCACGTCAGAAGAGACACCAGATCCGATATACGGGCACGGTCATTGGGATGCTAGAACACGTGTTTGTACGTCATTTCTACATAGTGGCATTATCTATCATGCCGATAATAATACTTTAAGACTTGCCTTCCGACGTCAAAGTTGTTGCAGGGCGCTTGATGTAGATCCAACCGGTGCTTTTGATAAACAACTTCTAGCTAATCAAAAACACATATACGACATCGATTTTAAGATAGATTTCAAGTATGATGGTATTGACTGGCGAGAATTGACTCATAAGCACGTTAGTGATCCACATCCTAAGAAGAAGCTTAGGGAACAAGCATTAAGAGATGTCACTGGAGAGATGATTTATTACAACAGTATTTGGAAGAGTAAAGATGGCTATCGAATTAAGCTTAAGCGTAACGAGTGGGCGAAACCTGGTAAATATGGTAGAACCATAGGAGACCTCGGGGTGGCTGCTAGTTTGCAAGGTGCCTTTTTCATTAGTCATTGTAAAGATTATTTGTGTTCACAATACTTTGAACATTTGGGGCGTTATGTTAAGTACATCAAAAGTGTCTCCCATTCCAACTTAATGGAAGTTTTCGGAAACATAAATGATGATACCAGTCTCAAATGCATGTATTGTCACAGCGATGATGCCATTTATCGCACTAGAAGAGGGTTAGTTTACAATCTTGATATATCGTCTTGTGATGCTTCTCATCGAGATGTTATTTTTAACATATTGATCAAGTATTTTCCTGGTTGTGATAATGCTATGACAACATTAGTTAAACAGTTATGTCAGGTTATGACTATATATTCTTCCGATAAAAAACAGAAATGCAAAATTCGCAGTAAAGGACCTTGTCTCTATTCTGGCAGTACCTTGACAACTTTGGTTAATACAGTGACTATGATGGCAATTTTCCATCAATTGGAATTGTACGAAGTTGAAACACCGGATGAGATTAAAAACGCTGCGTATTCCATTGGTTATATACTCGGAGAACCTCAACTTTGTGATTCTACGACTGATCAGCAGTTTCTTAAACATTCACCAATAACGAAGAATAACATTCCATTATTAAATATGGGAGTTGTCTTCCGTTGTCTTGGAGTTGTCAAAAAGGATCTGCCAGGAGGAGTCAGGAATATGAAGAAGAACGCACTAGACTTCCAAGGATTATTGATAAACGGACTGTTGACTTATGTCGATTGTCCTTTTGTCAATCGCCTGAAAGAAAAATGGCCAGTTCCGAAGAAACCTTCTCGTGGTATTATCGCTTTTGCAAATGAACACCTTCCTTACGATTATGTTAGTACGATAGTACGATGTACTGATATGGAGTTATTTTCAAGATATCAAGCTACGCCTGCTGAGATACGATTACTTATCGATCGCATCGAAAAATCGCAAGACGCTGATGTCATAGTTGACCCATTAGTTAATCGTATTATTGAAGCTGACTACGGTCTCGGTCTCTCTCTCTAAATATCCTTCACAAAAACCCCACCTTATATTCTGCTTTTTGGATTACCTTTTCAGAATATTCAATCAAAAGGTTTGATAAAGATAACCGTTCCAGCCGATGATGCTG